TCCCAAGATGCTCTGTTCTCTCCGCCAACCTTAACATGCCTAAGAAATATACTTTCACCAGTTCCAAGTGTCCTATTAATAACTACTTGCGGAACACCTACTGGTATATTCGAGACTGCATTGTATTCATATGTTGTCCCTACTACTGAAATACCAAATGGTATAGATACACCACCATCATCGCCAGGTGTTACTGGGTCAAACCCTTGAGAAGCATCTTCACAAGCTTGAGTCCATTCACGTACTTCTGGTAGGCTAGAATATCTACTGCCATTATCATTATAATGAAACTCTCTATATAACGAAGGAGCAGATATAACAGCTATACCTCTCCTAAAAGTGCCAACAGGAAAAACAGTTACTCTAGTCTTATACTGCTCAACTAAGAAACCGCTAGAATCATATACATTGCATATCTTCTGGAGCAAATTCTTATGCTCTAAATCAAGCCAGTCCTCTATTCTAAAATCTCTTGGATCAAAAGCCATTAAAACATCTCGTTAAAAAAGAGGGGCCGTAAGACCCCCCTTGATAGTTTCATTTCTAGTAGTCAATACTATGGATGATACCGTTGTGAGAAGGTTTACTAACAACCAATTCACCAAAGAATCTGTTGTCAACGATGTACTGGTATCCATCGCCATTACGAATTTCGTAATACTGTCGTCCTTCAGGAGAACTACGTCTTTCGAAAAATCCGTTAGAGTGAAGTTTAAGTGATTTCCAGTCAATGATATGAATAATGTCATCATCCATTTCCTGAACACCAATAAGCTTAAGCTTACCTTTAACACCGATAACTTCTAGCTCAGTCCAACCATAGACAGAAGCTTTGCTATCTTTAAGAGTAGCTTGTCTTCCTAGTCCATACTTAGATCCACCACCAGATTCAAGAGCTTTCATACAAGAAGATAAATGCTTGTAGCTCATGATTACATCTGTAGGTGCGCCTTTACCGATAGTTCTTGTCTCATTGTAAGCATCAAAGATACTTTCAAGTACAGTATCAGCACCCATTCCAGAACCATCATAATTGAACGCCTGAAGATGTGGGTAGTCTGCTTTTGTTACTCCGAAAAGACTAGCAGAACCAAAGTTTGCTGCAGAAAGAAGTTGATCTCTCATAGATGTAAAACCATTACCAGCAACAATTGCACCAGCAATATAAGCTTTATCACCAGCTACAACACCAGCAGCAGATAAATCTACCTGCGCACCAGACAAGTCCTTAAGGACGTTGATAGTGATTGCTTTGTCAGACATATTGATAGCTTCAACGTAACCAGAAGTTCTTGAAGTTCCGATAACACCAAATTCAAGGTACTGTCCAAGTCCAAGTCTAGCTGGTCTGTCAACTACAACGATACCATTAGCTAGGTCTGTAGCTGCAGCAGTAACGTCAAGTGTAGCAATGTGTGAACCATTAAGTAGGTTAATAGATACAGTTTCCTTAAATGCAGTAATAAATTCTTCAAGTTGATCAGGAAGAACTTTAATAAATGACTGCTCAAGGTCACCATGTCTCTGAAGGTCATGATCATTAAACATCATTGATCCCCAGATTTCTTTATAACTTCCAACCGTACCAAGAACATATTTGTTCTCAACGATGTCAGCTACATCAGTTAGTCCACCATACTTAATAGAAGAAGCACTTCCGCCCTTAAAAGGAACTTGAAGCTCTCCGCCTTTCCACTTTTGATCTTTCTCTGCTTTCATTAGAAAATAGTCACGCTTCATTACTTCTTCCCAAAGGAGCTTGTAAGGCATGTACTTTTTCAACATATTGTTAAAGGATGTTTTAGTTGCCATGATAATTTACCTCATTCAAATTGATTAGCTAACTTCTTTAAGTCTTCAATAGAATTGATAGACAACCCATTAGGAGAACCGCCTCCACCTCTGATAGATGGTAAAGTTGGTGCTGCTTGCTGGGTAGGAGCTGCCATAAAGTTATATTTTGTTAATACTTCGTTAAACGCTTGTTCAACTGGAATGTCGTTACCAGTTGTTTGATGAACTGCCAATCCATGGTTAACTACTTCTTGCATAAGATTTAACCCATTTGCCTTCATGACATTACCAATTGCTTGGCCTCTATCACTAGATACAAACCCTTTAAGGTTATCAACATCACGCATAGTATCTGCTTGCTCTCGCTGAGAAGAAAACTGTGTTGTAACATTGTTAAGCTTATGTTCAAGGTTATTAATCTTGCTTTCATAATCTCGCATTTGCTGGTTCTTCATCCTCTCATCTTCAGGAAGTTGCTGCTCTTTAGCTAACCCAATGGCATGTTTCATTAACTGGTCTTCAGTTACGCCAAGGGATGTGAAAAGCTCATTCAACTTACCGTCATCTCTGAGAGTCTTTAGATTTTGGAAACCTTTAGTTAGCTTCTCGGTGTGACCATAAAGTTTACCGTAGTTATCCTCATACTCATTAATCTTAGTTTTGTAGTGATCTACTCCACCAGACTTAGTGTACAAGTCACGAAAGTATTCTTCGTCCTCTTTAGTTTTAACAACAGTTTTCACTCTATCATCAAACTGAAAAGCATCATCACGAACCTTATACTCAAAGTTAGGCGTGTAATCTTCTGTTACTACGTCATCGTTTGGTACATCAGCTTCATTAAGGTCGCTATCAACAGAGTCACTTTCGGTGATTCCTGTATCAAGTTCTGTGTCCATTTCATTCTCGTCCATCTCAAACTCCAATTGTTATTGTGCTTGCGGCACAGTTAAGTTCTGCGGCCCCACTTGCGGTGGCGCAGTTAATTGTTGAGATTGATTCATTGGTGTTGCTATGTCAACCTGCGCTTGCGGCGGCAGATTCTGTAACATCTGTGCATATACACCTTGTTCTTGTAATTTATTTACCATGAACATAACTGAATCAGATGGTATTTTTATTCGTTCAACTCTGTTATTAGCAGGGTTAAACCAAGAAGCATTAACGGTAACTAAGAATCCACCCGAAGGTATCATCCCAAAGTCTGCACGTTGCTTCTCCATAATTTGGTTTCTTATTGATGTCTGGTGCTCATTTAATCTCATCTCATACATCTGCTGTACTTCTACTGGCATAGTTTTAAAATCAGATTTTCGCATCCTATGTATCAATGCCTTTATCATATACTCATGATTGTCATACTTATTTGCAGGAACATATTGACCTCTATCTAAAGAGAGTATATCATTCGTTGCTATGTCATCATCTGCAGTCAATGTAGAGAAGGCTTCGTCTTTATTACCAAATGGCAACTGCTTTATAACTTTACCTAGCTGATCAGGGGTTAAGCTGCTTCCTGCATACTGCAACACTTGAGTCATTGACAATACTTTCCCAAAGCGTGTCTCAACATCTCCTGAAGCAGAATCTACCTTGATTTCAAAACCCCGATCATCAAGGCGTTTAAATTCTTCGATGTTAACTGCCTCGCAAGAACCTGCAACCTTGATAATATGATACGGCCCTAGATAATGTTTTGCTAGTTGCCTAATGATGTCGAATAGATCGGTTTCAAATCGTTCATACTTTTCTACATAACGTACAAACTTTTTCTTATCTTTCATTGAAGCGTACAACATAAGGAACGGATCGCCCTGTGTCTGCTTGTCCTCTAATATATGTGTGAGGTTACATGCTTCATACATTTCTTTAATCTGTGATAGTTGGTACTCAAGATACTGGGCACCACTTCTACCTTGTAATATAGTTGGCTCTTTACCTGCTACCTGAAAAGCACGAACTCCATCAAACTTGCCACCGTTAGATAGCTTAGTTCCTTTCTGGATAAATACTTTATCATCGCCTAAAGTAATTTGATGTTCTGCCATTTTGGAAGCACTTCTATTTACTTCAACTTGGTAAGGACGACACACCCTGATTATTCCTGAAGACCTTGGCGATGTAGACAGTTGGTCAAACCCTGCGTAAGCAATAGGCCATACACCAAAAGGTAACTCAGTTTCCATTATAATAAAATCAGTAGTGTGAAGTATATACCAACCATTAGGGTATCTAGAACATGGTCTATAAAAGAACTCTCTGATATATGCTTTATCTTTTACTTCACGATACTCCATAGTGTTAGTATCAAACATTTGGTAGGTCTGCTCATTTGCGCCAGGCTTAATCTTATCAACCATCTCTGGGTTAATCTTCTTAACTAGATCTTTGAAATCTTCAAAGTCAACTAGCTGTTCATGGATTCCCCATCTAACTTCTTCCCATGATCTAGCTGATGGATCACGCTTAAATTCAAATGGAAATATCTTTTCAATAACAAACTCACCAGACTTAATTGGCATACCTTCTTCGTCTAAACCTATCTGCTGACCTTTCTCTGTATCCCAGTAAACTTTACCGAATGCTTCACCTTGTACAATAAAATCATGAACTGCACTCTCTTGCTTAGCTTTCCACTTGTTAGTTCTCTTAACCCATTCAAATACAGAGTTATACTGCTCACTAATTTTCACATCATGCAATTCTTTCTCATTAAATGCTGATGCAACCACAGATGGATTACCCTCAATAATTGAGTTGATATAGATATTAGTAATTCTGTGGATGTGGTTCTTAGTTAGCCTAATCTTCTGATCTTTATTGATAGCTCCAGTTGATCTATAATTGTCTATAAACTGGTTCGACTTCGTGTTATAATGCTCACCATTTCGTAATTTAATATTAGTACGCTGTTCAGCGAATAGCTTCTCGTCACACTGCTTGCCTTGGTCATAAAACTTTGTTAACTTTTCTATTGTAAAACTAGGCATTTAATTCTCCATCTCGCATTACTTTCTCA